TAAAATTATTAGCAGAAGTATTCGCAAGTTATTTACCTCCTGAATATCCTTACGAAGTTCCAGGAGCTTCTAGAAATATAAAAGCATCTGACTTTGATGCAAGGATTGATATTCTACCAATAGCAGATCCAAATATTTTTTCTCAAACACAAAGAATTGGAATGGCACAAACACAATTACAGTTAGCACAATCTAATCCACAGATCCACGATATATACCAAGCGTATCGTTCTATGTATGATGCTATTGGAGTAAAAAATGTTAATGCTATTTTACCACCTCCTTCACAACCACAACCACTAGATCCTGTATTGGAAGAGATTGCTGCAATGGGTATGAAACCTATTCAAGCATTTCCGGGACAAGATCATAAAGCACACATTGATTCACATTTAAGTTTTATGCAATCTAATACAGTACAAAATAATCCGATGGTTATGGCAACTTTACAAAAAAATATATTAGAAAGAATTTCTTTAATGGCACAAGAACAAATTCAAATGGAGTTTGAAGAAGAATTAGTACAAGCTCAGCAAATGCAAATGATGTTACAACAACAACCTCAGAATCAACAACTGATTAACCAAGCTAATTTGTTGATGTCTACTATCAATTCAAGAAAAGCAGTGTTAATTGCTGAGATGATGAAAGATTATATGAAAGAGGAGCAAAAAATTGTATCTGAATTTGCAGGTGATCCTTTATTGAGATTAAAATCAAGAGAGTTAGACCTAAAAGCTAGACAAGATCAAGCAAAACAACAGTATGATTCAGGTAGAATCAGTTTAGATACTATGAAAGCAATGATGAATCAGTCTAATTTTGATGAAAAACTAGAACAAAATGAAGAATTGGCCCAATTAAGAGCTAACACTTCGCTCTTAAAACAAGAAGCAGCTAATGTAAACAAAAAAATACAATAATTATTGTATAAAAACATAAAAGGAGTATAATTATAACCATGAAAAACAATTTAAAAGAAAAAAAAGCTGTAAAAAAATCCACAAAGAGATCTGAATACGGAACTCAAGTTGATTTTGCACAATTTATACAACCTGACGGACTTCTAAAGGGTGGAATTGATGTAGAAATGACTAATCCTGATGAAACTCAAGTAGTTCCAGTAGGTGGACAAAAAAGAATGCTTCCGGACAAAAAAAGATCAGCAAAGTGGTATTAAACCATGATTCAAATGCTAGGAGCTGTAGCACCTCTTGCTAAAATTCTATTTAGCACAATTGAAAAAGCTGTTCCCGATAAAGATTTACAAGAAAAATTAAAAGCTCAATTACAAACTCAATTATTACAATCTCATACACAAGAATTAACGGCTGCAGCTAAAATTATCGAAGCTGAAGCAAAAGCTGGCTGGTTTGCTAGTTCGTGGAGACCCCTTTTAATGTATGTATTAATATTTATTTTAGTATGGAACTATGTTATAGGACCTGTTATAAAAGTATTCACAGGAGCAGTAATTTCTTTTGAATTACCCGGCGATGTTTGGACATTATTGAATGTTGGACTCGGAGGGTATGTCATAGGGCGTAGTGCAGAATCTGTTGCGCGAACGATGGCTAATAGACCAACAAATAACAACCATGAAAATGGATAGGAGATAAAATGAGAAACGATTATAATTTAAGACCAAGAACAAAAATGATGAAGGGTGGAAAAGTAAAAGGTAAAAAAGGTTTTCCAGATTTAACAGGTGATGGTAAAGTTACTTTCAAAGATATTTTAAAAGGCAGAGGTGTTGTTAAGAAAAAAGGCGGCATGATTAAAAAAGGAACGAAAAAATAATGGGTGATATTTCAATAAGAGGAAAAGGTAGAGCTCTTTTAAAAAAAGGTGGCTCAGCAAAAAAAGGTATTCTTATTATTATAGGAAGCAAAGATAAAAAACCTAAAGGAATGAAAAAAGGTGGCATGATTAAAAAAGGCATGAAAAAAGGTGGATCGGTAGAAGAAAGAAACAAAGCATCTAAAGAGATGTTTGAACTGGCAAGAGAGAAAAAATAATGTTAAAAAAAATTAAAAATTTTATTTGTAAGTTATTTAAAATTAACAAATGTAAATGTGATGGCTAAACTTTGTCCAAAAGGAAAAGCTGCTGCAAAAGCAAAATTTGCCGTGTACCCGAGCGCGTACGCGAACATGTATGCGAGCGGAGTTTGTTCTGGTAAAATAGTTCCAGGTGGAAGAAAAAAGAAAAAAGATGGTGGAAGTATTTCTCAACAAAGAAAAAAAGTATCTAATTACAAACAAGGCGGCATTGCTAAAGGTTGTGGCGATGTAATGGAAGACAGAAGAAAAGTTACAAAAAAATATTAATATGGGTTTACGTAAGTGGGTCCAAGATAAATGGGTTGATATAGCAAATAAAAAATCCGATGGATCTTATCCTAAATGTGGAAGAAGTGGTGGAGAGACAAGAAAGAATTATCCAAAGTGTGTACCTATTGCAAAAGCTAGAGCTATGAGTAAAGGTCAAAGAGCATCTGCTGTTAAAAGAAAACAACAAGCAGGAAATACAGGACCTAAACCATCTAATGTTGCAACAATTTTAAAAAGAAAAAAAGCTGCAGAAGGTGGATACATAGGACCTGCAATAAATTCAGTTTATGATGGTGTAAAATTAAATAATCCATCCTATACAAAGTATTATAAAGGAATGATTTAATGCCAAGAGGAACATGTTGGAGAGGATATGAACAAAAAGGATTCAAGAAAAAAGGTAATCGATTAGTTCCAAATTGTGTAGCTGCAGGTAAGAAAAAAAAGAAAAAATAATGGCTGATATTGCATTAAGAGGTCAAGGTAGAGTTATGATGGCATCTGGTGGTAGAACTCCAGCATGGCAACGTAAAGAAGGTAAAGATCCTAAAGGCGGATTAAATAGAAAAGGGATAGCATCTTATAGAGCCGCGAACCCCGGATCTAAATTATCAATGGCGGTTACTACTAAACCGTCTAAATTAAAAAAAGGTTCTAAGGCAGCAAATAGACGCAAGTCATTTTGCGCTAGAATGACCGGAATGAAAAAACGGCTAACATCTGCAAAAACGGCCAGGGATCCGAATAGCAGAATTAACAAATCCCTGCGCAAATGGAACTGCTAGAAAGGCACAATGGACGAACTAATTATTATTCATAAATTACAAAAAAGAATACAACAAACCCTTCAACAAATAGGTGATGTTATGATATCTGGAGGGATTGACAATTATGAGAAATATAGGTATTTACTTGGCCAAGCACAGGCATATCAATTAATATTACAGGAAATCTCTAACCTGCTAAAACCAAAGGAGCAAAAAGATGAGCAAGGAAACGTTATCGACCTCAGCACCGGAAGAGGAAATACCAAAAATTAATTTTGGAATTGAAGAAAATAATTCAGAAGAAAAATTAAAATCAATTAATACTAAACCACCATTGACTCCAGAAAATCTGGAAGACACTCATGAGGTGAATCAATTACCAGAACCATCTGGATATAGAATTTTAGTTTTACCATTTACCCCAAGAGAAAAAACTAAAGGTGGAATTTTATTCTCTCAAGAATCTTTAGATAAAGCAAGAATTGCAACTACTTGTGGTTATGTTTTAAAGATGGGAGATTTAGCATACAAGGATAATAAAAAATTTGACAAACCTTGGTGTAAATTAGGAGATTGGGTGATCTTCGCGCGCTACGCGGGCTCTAGATTACCAATAGAAGGTGGAGAAGTGAGACTACTTAACGATGATGAAGTTTTAGGAACTATAAAAGATCCTGAATCTATTCTTCATTTAATTTAACATAGGAGAAACTATGCCAGAAAAAGAAAATATAAAAAATGATCTAGTTGATGTAGGCGAAGAACAAGGCGCCGAAATTCATTTAGATGATAAAGGCAACCCAGAAAAACAAGAGGTTGTTGCTGAGGAAAAAATAGAGGTAGAAGAGGAAAGTAAAGAAAAACCTATTGAAGCTAAGAAAGAAGATAAAGACGAATTAGCTGAATATAGTGAAGGAGTTCAAAAACGTATTTCTAAATTAACTCGTAAGATGAGAGAAGCGGAAAGACAAAAAGAAGAAGCAGTTGCTTTTGCTCTTTCGGCTAAAAGAGAAAAAGAAGAAATGGAAAAAAGATTTTCTACTTTAGATAAATCTTATGTTTCTGAATTTGAAAAAAGAGTTGTCACCAATATGGATGCGGCAAGAAAATCACTTAAAAATGCTATTGAATCTGGAGATGTAGATGCACAAGTATCCGCTCAAGAACAAATTGCTTTTTTAACTTCTGACGCAGCTCGTTTAGGTGTTCTTAAACATCAATTAGAAGAAACTGCTCAAAAACAAGTTAGAATTAATCCTCAAAGAACTGAGGTAGTAAATAATTATCAACAAGGTTATAATATACCTAGAGATATACCTACAGATACAAAAGCAGAGCTATGGGCAAACAAAAATTCATGGTTTGGTAGTGATACCGCTATGACTTATACCTCTTTTGATATACATAAAAAGCTTGTAGAACAAGAAGGATATGACCCTCAATCTGACGAATACTATGCGGAAATTGATAAAAGAATAAGACTTGAATTCCCCCATAAATTTGATAAGATGGAAGGTAATACTACAGAAAGAGCAAAACCTGCTCAGAATGTAGCTTCGGCCAAACGTTCAGCCCCAACAGGACGCAAGAAAACTGTGAAACTCTCGCCATCACAGGTAGCAATTGCTAAAAGATTAGGCGTGCCACTAGAAGAATATGCGAAACAATTAAACATCACGGAAGGAGTATAAGGCATATGGAAAACAACGAAATAAAAACTTCACGTGCGAGTCAAACAAGAACTACAGCGGAAGCTAAAAAAACTTGGACTCCACCCTCATCACTAGATGCACCACCTGCGCCAGACGGTTATCGTCACCAGTGGATAAGAGCAGAAACTATGGGTTATCAAGATACCAAAAACATAGCTGCTGCATTAAGATCGGGATATGAATTAGTTAGAGCTGATCAATATCCAGATTCAAATTATCCAGTTGAGACAGAAGGCAGATACGCAGGAGTCATCGGAGTAGGAGGCCTATTGCTGGCTAGGATACCAGAAGAGATCGCGCTTCAAATAGAAGCTTATTACGATAAGCAAACTAAAGGACAAGAGGAAGCAATTAATAACGATCTCATGAAGGAACAGCACCCAAGTATGCCTATCAATAGTGAAAGGCAAACTCGTGTAACCTTCGGTGGTACAAAGAAAAGCTAATTATTTAGTAATTTCTAAGTCCAACGAATTAAATTAAAACTTTGACCGGAGGTCCGTAAGGACAGGTCATTAACAAAGGAAAAAACTATGGCAAATGCAAGTACAACTGGATTTGGTTTAAGAGCTGTCATGACTGTTGGAAATTCTCCAGCAAAGTCAGGACAATCTGAATTTAAAATCCAAACAGCGCCTGGTGTAGCAACTAATAAAGGAGATCCTGTTAACATTCAAAATACGAATGGTAATAATGGTTTTATACAAGATGCTGCATTTACTACAATGGATGATGGTAATACAGGTGGTAGCGCTTATGCTGCTGTAACTACTGGTGGAACAGGTACTGGACCGTTAGTCGGTGTTTTCAATGGAGCATTTTTTATTGACTCTAATGGAAAACCAACTTTCTCCAACAATGTAGTCGCATCACAAGCAACATCAACAAACTATAACACTGGTTCAAATGACATTGACGCTTTTGTAATCACAGGTTCTAATCAAGAATTTGTAATTAAAGCAGATGCGGCATTAGGAGCAAGCGCAGCGGCAGTACAAGCTGTTCAAAACTCTTTTGCAGGATACAATGTGAATAACTATACAGCTACATCTAACGTAGATGGTCAATCAATTACTACACTAGATATCGGCGGCACAGTTGCTGCAGCTTCTATGTGGAGAATTATTAGAATAGCTGGTGACCCAGAAAACCAAGATGGATTAGCAGCAGGTTGTAACGTAATAGTTGCAATGACTAAAACTGCTAGCCTATACTAACAACGAATAGGAGATAAAAAAACATGGCAATATCACGAGCACAACTAGTCAAAGAACTAGAACCAGGTTTGAATGCACTATTCGGACTTGAGTACAAACAATATGCTAACGAGCATGCTGAACTTTTTGATACAGAAACATCTGACAGAGCTTTTGAAGAAGAAGTAATGTTATCTGGTTTCGCAAACGCAGCAGTAAAACCTGAAGGTCAAGGTGTTACTTTTGACGATGCACAAGAAACGTTCACAGCACGTTACACTAACGAAACAATCGCACTAGCGTTTGCAATCACAGAAGAAGCTATTGAAGATAATTTGTATGACAGACTCGCGTCTAGATATACAAAAGCTTTAGCAAGATCTATGGCAAATACTAAACAAGTAAAAGCTGCAGCAGTAGTTAACAATGGCTACTCAGCATCTTATGTTGGTGGAGATGGAGTTGCGTTATTTTCAGTATCGCATCCAACTCTTGCTGGAACTTTCAGCAATAGATTGACAACCGCTTCTCAATTAAATGAGACTTCATTAGAACAAGCTTTGATTAATATCGCAGCGATGACTGATGAAAGAGGTTTATTGATTGCAGCAAAAGGAATGAAATTAATTATTCCTCCTGCTCTTCAATTCGTAGCTGACAGACTGATGAATACTCCAGGTAGAGTAGGTACAGCTGATAATGACATCAATGCAGTTAAAAATATGGGAATGGTACCGCAAGGATATACTATTAACCACTTCTTAACTAATGCATCTAGATGGATGATTAAGACAGATGTACCAAATGGTCTAAAACATTTCGTAAGATCACCAATCAAAACTTCAATGGAAGGTGATTTTGATACTGGCAATGTAAGATACAAAGCTAGAGAACGTTATGTATTTGGATTCTCTGACCCAAGAGGAATTTTCGGTTCAGGAAACGTATAATAGCGACATAATCGTTAAGATTATTTATAAAAGGGAGGTCTTCATTGACCTCCCTTTTTTTTTGTGTTAGATTAAAATTCTATCATGAAAAATTTCCTCATACATATTTGGGCCTATGGTCATCATACTAAATTCAATATATTAGCTGAAGATAATCCAGAATCTGTTGAAAATTCTATACTTGACAAAATAGGAGAAAAAAGTATAAAATGGGAAAATCTCGGCAGGTCTCACACCAGTCGAGTTAAACGTATAACTTTTGAGGAGGTTATAGATGATACAAGACCTATACAAAAAGAAGAGGATCTTGGAGCTAAAATGGGAGCAGGAGTATCTTGACAATGGCAAGTATACTCTAGATATGGTCCAAATAGACAGTAAAATTAAAGATGTTATATTTGAGATCAAATCAGAAGAAACTAGGATAGCAAACAGAGAGTTTTTTATTCAAAATATTGCTCCAGAAGTTTCAGTAGCTACTTAGTAAAAAGCTACATTCGAATTATCAAATTCATGCAAGGATATCTTGCGCTTTATCAAAAACTAAGCTATATTTTAATTACTATACATTAACTTTCTGATATCGACGCAGTATAGTCGACGGCCTAGAGACGATATTGGAATAACTAGGAGAACATAACTATGGCACAAACAACTTTTTCAGGACCAGTCCTTTCACAAAA